GAGATTTGCAGAAGGACTAATTCCTTCTATGAACGATCTAGGTGCTTGGCATGCAGCACAACAAAGTGTTAATCGTTATGGAAAGGACTTCCTAGATGGCTAATGAAGAATATGAACCTCTTAGAATTAACGCAAGTTTAAATACTCAAGAAAAAAGTGAAAACCCTTTTGTAAGTCAAGATCCTTTTAATAAGTCTTGGGATCAACTAAAAGATTTTTCAGGAATTGACGTAAATTTTAAAAGACGTATTTCTAGACTTGTAAACAAGGTAGAGGCAACAGAACAGTATATAGAATCATCTGGAGCAGTTGCTACTGGCCAAGGAGCATCTACAAGCCAAATTAACCCAGGAGTTGTGTTTAGAAATGGGTATGGAATTTATGATGTAATTACTCCCCCATACAATCTTTATGAACTTGCTAACTTTTATGATACATCTTTTGCCAACCATGCTGCTATTGATGCAAAGGTGGAAAATACTGTTGGACTCGGATACAGATTTGAAATAACAGATAGAACTGCACTAAAACTAGAAACTTCAGATAACGATATTGCTGTTGCAAATGCTCGTAAAAGAATCGAACGTGCAAAGGTTGAATTACGTGATTGGCTTGAAAGCCTAAATGACGATGACTCATTTACAAAAACCATGGAAAAGGTTTTTACAGATGTTCAAGCAACTGGAAATGGCTATTTGGAAATTGGTCGTACAGTAACTGGAGAGATTGGGTATGTTGGTCATATCCCATCAACAACAATTCGTGTTCGTAGACTAAATGATGGATACTTGCAGATGATTGGAAACAAGGTTGTATACTTTAGAAACTTTGGAGCAACCAACCCTAATCCAGTAACACTAGACACACGACCAAATGAGATTATTCACTATAAAGAATATTCTCCACTAAATACTTTCTACGGTGTTCCAGATATTGTTGCTGCTCTTCCCTCATTAATTGGTGACCAATTAGCATCACAATATAATATTGACTACTTTGAAAACAAAGCGGTACCAAGATATATCATTACACTAAAGGGTGCACAACTATCTGGAGAGTCTGAAGACAAAATGTTCAGATTCCTACAGACTGGATTGAAATCTCAATCACACAGAACACTCTATATACCTCTTCCTGGAGATACAGAAAATAATAAGGTTGAGTTCAAGATGGAGCCAATTGAGAATAGCGTTCAAGAAGGTTCATTTGAAAAGTATCGCAAGCAAAATCGTGATGATATTTTTATTGCACATCAGGTCCCAGTATCAAAAGTTGGAGGATCAGATGGAAGTGGCTTAGCAGGAGCCCTTGCTCAGGACAGAACATTTAAAGAGCAGGTTGCAAGACCAGCACAAACTAATATTGAAAAAATGATTGCAAAAATCATAAGAGAAAGAACAGACGTTCTTGAACTTAAGTTTAATGAATTAACGCTGACTGACGAAATGACACAGGCTCAAATCCTTGAAAAGTTGGTTAAGACGCAGATTATGCTTCCAAATGAGGCTCGTCAAAGACTGGATCTCCCAGACATTGAAAGTGGCGATGAGCCACTGCAGTTAACAGCAAGACAGGCAACAGACGCAAGAGCAAACACTCAGCAAAATCGTGCACGGGATACAGAAAGACAAAATAATGTATCTGATGGAACAACTACTACAACAGGAAGGAATCCCAAAGGTGAGGGCAGGTCATCTCAATAATTGAGAAACATGCATAAATGTTTGGTATAATAGGTTTGATATGAAAATAAATAAGGCTTCCTGGATTACTGATGGTGACAACGTTCGCCTTTCAATGCCTCTTACTAAGGTAGATCAAGAGCGCAGAATTGTTTCTGGTTTTGCATCTTTGGATAATCTGGATAAGCAGGATGATATTGTTACAACAGAAGCATCAATGGCTGCTTTTGCAAAGTTCCGTGGAAATATTCGTGAAATGCATCAGCCAGTTGCTGTTGGAAAAATGATTAACTTTAAAGAAGAAAAGTATTTTGATCCAGAATCAAAGAAGTTCTATAAGGGTGTATATGTTTCTACATATATTTCAAAGGGCGCACAAGATGCATGGGAAAAAGTTCTAGATGGAACTTACACTGGCTTTTCTATTGGTGGAAGAATGAACAAGTGGGATGATGCCTATGATGAAAAACTTGATAGAGCAATTCGTATTATTAAAGATTATGACCTTGTAGAGTTGTCACTTGTAGATAGCCCAGCAAATCAATTTGCTAGTATTATGTCAGTACAAAAGGTTGACGGAGTAGATATTATTAAAGGCGATGAAACTGTTTTAGAAAACGTATTCTATGACAAAGAATCTGGTATAGTTGTTACTTCTGAAGATGAAACACATGTAAGTCCAATTTCTGGAGAAGAAATGGTCAATATTGGTTTTGTTGAAAAGAATGATAGCGATAAAGAAAATATGATAAAGTTCTTAGTTGATAGTGCTAAAGGCATTAGTACAATTAAGATTACAAAGGAGGTAAACCCTATGACAGAAGCAACAGAAGTATTAGATACTCCAGTTGAAAATGCAGAGGTTGCTCCAGAGGCACAGCCAGCAGTTGAAGAAGTTGTTGAAACAACAGAAGCACCTGCAGTCGCTGAAGAAGCACCAGTCGCTGAAGAAGCACCTGTTGCAGAAGCAGTTGATGGTAGTGCAGAATCTACTGATGCAGAGGAAGCACCAGTAGAAGAAGAGAAGACAGAAGAGGCAGTTGCAGAAGCAGTTGCTGAAGTGAAAGAAGAAGTTGCTAAGGCACTTTCTGAAATTCAGGTCTCTCTTACTAATGCCTTTGGCGATCTCGCTGCAACCGTTAAGTCTCTTCATGAGCAGGTAGCAGCAGTAACGAAGTCCGTTGATAGTGTAACTGGAGAAGTTAACAGTATCAAAGGTAACTTCAATGAGTTTGGCAAGCGAGTTGATGCCGTAGTTGCAGACACCGCTTTCCGCAAGTCTGGCGATCTAGGCGAGATCGTGCAGTTTGAGCCTGAAACACAGGTTCAAAAATCCCTATGGGGCGGTCGTTTCCTCAAATCAACCGACCTATTAAACTAAGATATAAAATCACTAGGAGGTGAACAATATGTCGGAACAAAATACAGAGATCATCAAGAATTATCCTGGAGCAACAACCCCACTTAACGGTGAAGGTTCATTCGCAGCAGGAGGAATTGGCGGAGTTACTTCTCCAGCAGCAACAATTCTTGGTAATACTCCATCTGCAAACATGGGATCTACAGTAGGTCCTAACGCAGTAAATCCATCTGGAACACCAGGTGGTATTTTACTACCAGAGCAGGCTCGTCGCTTCATCGACTACGTGTGGGATGCAACAGTTCTCGCCAACGACGGTCGTAAAGTTACAATGCGTGCTAATACCATCGAACTTGAAAAAGTTAACGTTGGTGAGCGTGTAATCCGTGCTGCTGCTCAGGCATCAAACGATTATACAAACGCTGGTGCAACATTCACAAAGGTCGAACTTACTACAAAGAAGATTCGTCTTGACTGGGAAGTTTCAACAGAAGCACTCGAAGACAATATTGAAGGTGGAGCACTTGAAGATCATCTAGTTCGCTTGATGACCAATGCTTTTGCTAACGATATCGAAGATCTTGCTATCAATGGTGACGGAGTTACAGGTAACTTCCTCTCAATCATGGATGGTTTTGTTAATAAGGTTACATCTGGATCAGATGCACACGAAGCAGTTGTTACAGTTAACAACAACGAGTGGACACCTGATGTAATGCAGAAGGTTATCTTGGCAATGCCACGTAAGTACCGTGCACTTAAGAACAATCTTAAGTTCTACGCAGGTACAGATGCATTCCAGGGAATCATCAAGCATAACGGTACACTTGCTGATGCAATTGCAGAAGCATTTACACCAAAGCCAGCAGGTACACCTGCAAACCGTCAAGCATACCTTGATGGAACTGCACAAACATTCGGAAATGCACGTACAACTCGTGTTCTCGGAATCGATGTTCAGGAAGTCCCTTACTACCCTGCAGGATATGTCGACTTGACATTCCCACAGAACCGTGTTTGGGGTATGCAGCGTGATATCACTGTAAACCGTGAATACAAGCCAAAGAAGGACACAATTGAATACACAGTGTTCGTCCGCTTTGGTATCCAATGGGAAGAATTGGATGCAGTTGCTTTCGCAGATAGCAATGCTCAAGATTCCTAATCGGTAAATAATTGACGAGGGGAGTGGAGTAAAATCTGCTCCCCTTTGTCACATTTAGGAGAAAAATGTCTTATTCAGGTATTGATCAAAACAACCCATTAAATGCAGATGGATCATTTGCTGTAGGTGGAGTTGGTGGAGCAATTGTTATGGGGCCAAGAGGACTAATAGCACAAACTAATGTTTTAGGAAATACTCCAGGTGTAATTTTTGGAGAAACTTCTGGACCAAATGCTGTTAATCCATCGGGGACTCCAAATGGAATTAGACATGCACAACAAGGAATTAAATAACTGTAATTATGCTATAATTTAACAGGAGGAATTATGACTACAGAAAACAATGGTTTTAGAAATGGCTCACAGGAATATCGTCCTGTTCCTACGCCATCAAATGTATTTGAATCAAAGGTCGTAGCACCAGAAGATGTTTTAAAAGCACCAGTAACACCTAGTGCTCCAGAAACAGTCAAGGAGTCTACAAAGTTTGTATTTCTATACGCTATTAAGGACCTAGACGTTCCAGGAATTGGAAAGTTAGAAAAAGGCTATAACAAGGTTTCTGACAAGGATGCTGACAAGTGGCTTGAGTATAAGTCTGTTCGCAGAGCAAATAGAGATGAAGTAGCAACCTACTTTATCAAGTAGTTTGGGGAAACAACTTGACAACAATGGAAGAACTTTCTAAAAAAACAGTAATGGAACTACGATCATATGCTAAAAAAA